GACATCATGGCAAAGATGAAGTACCCCACGAAGATGGCTACAAGGCTCATAGGGCGAATATTCTTGGACAGCCAAGAGTCACTACCCATGTCCGCCTTCCAGCGGTCTGTGACGTTGTTATCCTCGTTCTGGGAGGCCAGAGCAAATACCTTGAGTTCTTCCAACTCGGCTTGGGCTTTCATGATGCCAAGTTCAATCAACCGCTCTTCGTGGTCGTATTGCAACTGGCGCAGTTTGCTGACCTCTTCTGGACTGGGGTTGTCAGAAATCTTCACGCCCAGTGCGTTTTCAACAACTTCTTTGCCTTTTGCTTGGAGCGCAGATGACAACAGGCCCAGACCGTTCTGGGCCAAAGTACCGAGGAGGGATGCAACAATTGGAATCATTTTGTTTCCTCGTCATCATGGGAAAGCTTAACGCCAGCCAGCAACCCGATAAAGCCACCGACGATGGTCTGGAACGCTGGGCTAATCAGTTTAAAAATTTCCGAGTTGTCTACCTTCTCGTCAAACAGGCCAATCATCAATACGCCTACCATTGACATAACAACAACGCAAAGCGTCAGGCTCACCATGAGCGTCACAAAAAATGTCAGCTTGGCTTTCATCACCGATGCAGCGTCAGGCTGGCATAAACGATAGCTGACATTGAGACGATAAGCACCCCGGCGGTCTTCATAATCACGCCCTCAAGTCGTTTTAATCGTGCATTTATCTGCGCGTATCGTTCAGCGCAGACTGCCTCGTGGGCAGAGAATTGTGCTTCAAGGTTCATCTTTTGCTTTCGTTACTTGCGCTTCGGCCTGCTCTTTGATCTTGACGATCAGAGGCCAGCATCCGCTGCTTGATGGCAACTGCCCAAGCGTCTGCAAAATGAAATTGATTTCGTTAACGTCGAGGTCTAGGTTCATGCTTGGCTCCACGGAGTTCCTTGGGCGGTTACGGGGTTCTTCTGCAATGCAATCTGCTGTGCCAGTGCTGCCTCAGTAGCGTCCTTGTCCACGCCTGATGCGTAGCACCAATCCAAGACTTCCTGCATCGTGACGCTGGCGTAAGGAATGGTGGGAGTGCCTGCTTGCCATGAGCAAGTTGACCAGATAGAGGCGGTGTAGCCCTCGTCTACCGCTGTGGCAGTCCAGTGGGCGGTGGTAATGAAACCGTTGGCGGTTTGGTAGTCGGTTTGAGTAATTGTCCAGATTGGGGTCATGCTGTCTCCAGTGCAGTGATACGGGCGGTGAGTTGGGTGATGAGGGTTTGTTGTTCTTGGATTGATTTAATAAGAACAGGAATTAACTCGGTGTAACGAACTGACATATAGTCGGTTTCATCGCCATGACGTTTGGTAATGTCAATTACTTCGTCTACAACACCAACTAAGTCTTGGGCAATAACTCCAAGTTTCTTTTGCGAATCAGATGCATCAACATCTTTTAGTCTATATGAAACGCAACGAATACTGTTTAGTTTATCTAACCCGTTAGTTATAGGCTCAATGTCATACTTGAGCCGTTCATCAGAAAATGTCCCCCATGAAGTACCGCCAGATGCAAGGTTTACTCCAGCAGTATAAGAATTAGAATAAATTCTTAATGAACGAATACTTGAGTTTTGTCCAATGTAGTAAGCAGTGCTATCTAACCAATGATAGGCTTCATAACCACTACCCGATATATAAAACTGTGCGGTAGCTTCTGTTTCGTTACTAGCTTTTTTTAACTGTAAACTGCCGCTGGAGTCGATACGGGCGCGTTCTGTGGAGTTGGTATCAAGAATTAAAGGTGTGTTTGTATAAGTTCCAACAGTTGTAGATGAGGATGTTGTGTAAATACGGCTTGTTGCTGTACCACCAACACCTAAAACAAATACTGAATCAGAACTACCATTGGCTGATACTTGACCACGAGTAGATGCAGAAGTTGCCATTGCACTTGTAGAGCCAACAATTAGCGTTCCGTTGGCATCCAGCGTCATTGCGGCACTTGCCGCCCAAGTGGGAACACCGCTTGTTGCTGTTGATTGATAAAATTCTAATTGGCTGTTTACCGCTGAAGAAGTAGCAAGTTTCCAGCTTTTACCCACTGAATTACTTGAGTCTTCAAGATACAAACCTGTTATTCCGTCATAACTTACAGAAAGCTGCGGCCTTGTTGTTGATTTTACTTGTAACGGGTTTTGAGGCGAAGTCGTCCCAATACCAAGCCGACCGCTGGAGTCGAGGCGCATCTTTTCAGCACTATTAGTCCAAAACGACATGAAATTGCTAGTGCCATCGTAACGAACTACACCCTTATAAAGCCCTGCTCCACTATTAGAAGTTGCAAAGTTTATATCTCCCGTGCTACTACCACCGTATAAAGTTATCTGTGTTTGAGCATTGTTGCCAACAACAAGTATAGGAGTACCGCCAGTTGTAAAACTACTAGGCGAACTTGTCCCAATACCCAAGTTACCGCTGCTATCCAGCGTCATTGCTTGTGGTTGTGACCCGGCAGAAGTAGTTACATACCAAGCGTGGTATGTGTTTATTCCACTATTTGCCCAAGTTGCAATATGTTTAATTTGACCAACACCGTCGGTTTGAACTGCATAAAGAACACCATTAGCATTAGCATCTTGAAAAGTTGCAAGATTATTTCCCACACTCTTAACTTGTAACCTTGTTGTGCCACTCGGCGTAACCCCAACACCCAAGTCCCCACTTGAATTCAGAGTCAAGCTGGTCGCTGGCGCACTGCCGCTGAAGCTGTACGCTGTGCCGCTTGTGCCGCCGCTTAATGTGCCCGTTGCACTCAGCGTCCCGGTGACTGCAAGGCCAGTGCCACTTAAACGCATTGGCTCTGAGACTACGTTTGCAGTCATAACTTGAAACGCTAATGCAGAATTAGTGGCTGATGGGGTTACAGAAGAAATTCCCGCTTGAGAAGTACCAGACGCTCTATTTATAAATTCAATACTTGCGTAACTGTTGGCTGTGACAGAGCCGTTGTAAACACTTAGCCCGTGGTCTGCATTGAGCGTAGATGCAGAATAGACGGTATCGCTTGATAAGCTGCGCCGAATCTCGCCACTTGCATTCACCGCCGCAAGTGTGCTTGTCCCCGTAGCACTCAGCGTAGTAAACGCACCAGCCAGCGGAGTCGTTGTGCCAATCACTACGTTGTTGATTTGATTGCCGCCGCCTGAGACTGTGCCGCCAAGGGTAAATGCTGGCATGGTTCCCACGCTGTTTGGGCTTCCTAAATTGGGAGCGACAAGAGTCAGTGCTGTGCCGTTGCTTGTAGCGCCTGTAATCCCTGCCAGTACACCAGCATTGTTGTACTGCACCTGAGTGGTTGAGCCACCAGCAGGGCCAGAAGTTGAACCTGCCAGCAAGGTGACTACACCTGAACTGTTCTTGAAGTACAGCTTGCCGTCGTTGGTATTGAGTGCCAACTCGCCCGCAACTAGGTTTCCAGCCGACGGGACAGCAGCGCCTGTTGCCGAGAAGTAAAGGGAGATTGGGGTGTAGCCGCTTTGTGCCATGAGAGTTCCTTAAAATGTTCCGCCCGAGATACCAGACCACACTGGTGCGCTGGCTCCTGCCGATGTTAATACCTGCCCAGCAGTTCCTGCCGCAGTGAACGCAAATGCAGTTCCAGTGCCGTATGCAGAGCCACCAGCAGTTGCAGTTGCCGTGGAATTGGTTCCGCCGTTGGCAATAGCCAAAGTGCCTGCAACCGTCACCGCCCCAGTCGTTGTGGTTGCTGGTGTCAGCCCTGTTGTGCCAAAGGTGATTGAACTCACGCCAGAGCCAGCGCCTGAGAACTGCGCCCAAGTCATGGCGGTGACATTGATTGTGCCGCCAGCATTGCTTGTGCAGACCCAACCTGTGTCGGCAAGAGTGGTTCCTGTTTCAATAAAGACGTAAGCACCCGGCACTTGCGCCCATGTACTCATGTCAGACGCTCTTGCCCATGCTGTTGCAGACGCAACATAAATACCGTTTTCTGCTGGCGCTGTTTGATCTTTGACCAAAACACGGTCAGTTGCAACGACTGAGATGCCATCAATGGTCTGCGCTCCAGACAATGTGATGTTTGCCGTTGTTCCCGCTACCACGGAGGCTTTGGTATCCAAGCCCTGCGCAACAGTATCGACATACGACTTGTTGGCAATGTCGGTGGCCGCTGACGGGGTTGTGGCAATGGTTCCTGCCGTCACCACAAGGCTTGTAATCGTGCCCAAACTCGTCAGCGATGAGGCCGTAACCCCAGATGCCAGTGTTGCACCAGACAGGGTTCCTGCGGGCGCAATGACTGCTGCTGTGGTGATGCTGGTAGTTAAACCTTTGGCGTTGATGGTGATGACGGGAATTGCTGTGCTTGACCCTGTAGAGCCTGCTGTTGCTACTGTGGCAAGCGTGGTTGCATTTCCCACAGATGTCACATCACCTGTCAGATTGGCATTGGTTGTGACGTTCCCGGCAGTCAGTCCCGGCGCAGTTCCCGTTATGTTTGTGCCAACCAAAAAACTTGGAGTGCCAAGATTTGGCGTTACCAGCGTAGGGCTGTTGGACAGCACAACATTTGTCGTTCCTGTGCTTGTGGTGACCCCTGTGCCTCCGTTGGCTACCACCAAGGTTCCTGCAACCGTTACATTGCCCGTAGTCGTTGTGGATGGGGTCAAGCCCGTTGACCCAAAAGAAATAGAACTGACGCCTGCTCCGCTGACAATTGAACCCCATGCGCCGTTGGCGTAGCCTTCAAAACTGGCCGTTGTGCTGTTGTACCGCAGGTTGCCGTCAATTGATGACCCGCGCTGACCTGTCGTGCCGACGGGCAGAATCATGCCGCCCGTGCCGGGAACTACGGGGTTGTTTGAAATTGACACCGTGGGATTGCCACCTACCCCGGTTCCGTTGGCTACGTCAATTTGGCTGCTTGTTCCTGTTATTGTGGCCGACGTTACCGCCCCGGCGGTTGACAATACGACCAGACCGTTGAAACTGGCATTTGCAAAATTTAGAGCCTGACCGCTCAAAGCGACGGTAGGGTCACCAGATACGCCAGAACCGTTTGTAATTGACAGCCCATTGCCAGAAACGGCCACAGAACGGCCTGTAATGGCCGTAGAAGACGTTTTAACCTGTATGCCAGTGCCAGATGCCACCAAGGACGACAAAGCGCCTGTGGTGCTGATATTGAAGAGTCCCTGCGCACCGCCGTCGGTCACGGCCAAGCCGTTGGTTGCCCCCACATACCGACTGTTTGTCAGTTGGGGGGTTTGTGAGACCGTCAGGTAGGAATAGGTCTGAACGGGTGAGCCAGCAAGCGCCGCAGTCGTGGTCTGGACTGTCACCCCATTTTGGACAATAGGAACCGCCTCAGTGCCTGTGATAGCACCAGCAGCGGGTAGTTGGAGTATGGTGACTTGTGCAGACATTTATGTACTCGTATTGTCGGGCGGATTCGGCGCAATTGTGTCTTCGTTGCCCGTGTTTGTCGGCGTCTGGGTGTTCCCTTGCGTTGAAATCTGGAACTGGCTTGTTCCACCAGTCATAAGGAAATTGTCGTTTGCCGCAACGCTCACATCAGGGCGCGCAAACCGAAGGTTAATCCTTTCAGTTTTGCGTGCCGCCAATCGATAGGGGTCGAGAGTGTCAAAACATCCTTGACCACACACACGCAGGCCGGGAGAGTTGCCGTCAGGTCTCAAGTCCACATAGGCACGCTTCATCTTGCACCTATCGCATACTGCGATGGCAAGTGAAGTCAACCCTTCTGTGTCAATGAAGACTGGCATCAATTACCTTGTGTACGGGCTGATGTTCGGGGCGAAGTAAATCGGTGACTTGTCACGCTCCTCCTGCTCTGCTTCGTACAGGTACTTCTCAGCCATCTTTTCCAGATAGCCAACCCTGTCCATTGCAACTTGCGGGAGTTCGAGGCTCATGCGGTGAGCCAGCATGAAGACAACAGCCTCGTACCAGCGTTGAGGAATCTGTAGTTCGTTGGTCAAAGCGCCCACATCCATGACTTGCGTGGAATACCACACAGTCATCTGCACGAATGCATTGCTGGGGGTGGGCCAAAGATAAATCGTTGGGTTTGGAATGGTGCGGTCGAACCAAAACTGAAATGGCTGATTTGCCGTGAAGTTCTTGTTGGGCAGGTTGGTGTAGTCGTCGCGGTTCAGGCGAGACATCATCACCTCAGTGCTGTTGTTGCCGATGTACCACTCGCGCAGGGCAAGCGTAGTCCCAGAGGAGGCAAGAATGCGGTAGAAGGCAACGCTTTGACCGGGGTCGATATCCGTCCACACCCATGTGTTGTCCTTGACCGCAACCGCCCCAAGGTTTTGCAAAGTGGAGAACGTCACCCCGTCAGTCGAGTATTGGAGCGAAATATTCCACGTTCCCGACCCACCACCAGAGATGTAGGGCAAAAACCCGATAGAGCCAGCATAGATGGGGTCTGTCGTGCCGTAGTTGACCGTGAAACTTCCGTTTGCCGAGGCTTGCTGGGCGTAGGTGTCAATATCCCCATCGTAGAGGTTTGCGACCGTTCCACCAGCAGAGGAGGTGTACGCCCCGTCAGGACGGTTTAACGTGCGATACAGCACGTTCAGCGTGTCTACAGCCCCATCTGGAAGGGTGTATTGGTATTTGTTGGGGGTCAGGCCAATGACCTCTTTGCTGATGCACCAATACTGGATGCCACGGTTGATGAGGCTGGAGAGCAAGAACCCAAGCGATTGACGAGCGGAGAGAACTTGCTCAGAAGTCAGTTCTTCAGCCAGCTTGCCGCATCGACGAGCGCCGTGGTCAATCAGCGTCTGGACGTTGACCGTTTGTCCGTAAGTTTCAGAGTACGCCATATCAGCACTTCCATCTAGCTAGTGATGCTGCCTTGCGGGTCGGCTTGCCTTTTTCGTCTTTCATTGGCCCCGGCATACCGCTCATTCTGGCGCAAAATGAGTCCTTGCGGGGGCCACCTTGGGGCTGGGGGGCTTTGAGGTTGCTCCCGGTTGCTGCGTTGTACTTGGCGCGACCCTTGGCAGTCAGGCCAGCCCCCTTAGAAACAGGCAACTTTTCACCGCGACCGACTGCAAGGTTGACTTTTTTCATTTCACTTTGGCGGTTTTTGCCGACTGCTTAAAGTCACCAGCCGTTGGCGCACCCTTGCTGCCCACTCGGCGCATTTTCTCGCCAGAGCCTTCAGAAATTCTTTCACGTTTTGCATTGATGTTGTCATACAAGCCGCCCCCTTTGAACTTCTTGCCCTCATCGGCCTTGGCAAATTCTTTGCCGACTTTTGAAGGAATACCCACCTTCTTGGCGAACGCAGGGTTATGTGCGACCGCCTCCATCATGCGATGTTGAGCAGGTGACTTACTTGGCATGATTAACCCAATGGATTAACGTAGTGCTTTTGCATTTCAAGAATGACCGTGTAGGCATCACCAGCAGAGCCATCAAGAGTCGTGAAAGTAATCACACCGTCTTTGCCAGTCCCGGCGTTGTTCCACAAACCGCCAAAACTTGAGTAATCTTGCGTGTAATTTGTATTGGGCGGGATTATTTCAATGACTACTGGTGTGCTTGCTTTCCAATTCATTTGGACTTCCAAGCCGTGCGTCATTGCTGTGCATTTCAAAATAGTCACAGCATCACAAGCACCGCCTGCCGCTGAAGCGGTAAGCGCGGATGGGGTAACTTTTGCAACGGCAGACTCATTTTCAGTCGTACTCATGGATGCGTAAAACTTCATAATGGCAATGCGCTCACCATCAAAAAGCGTTTGTGAGGTAGCTGTTATAGCCATAAATATCTCCAATTAAAGCAGGGGCCGTAGCCCCCACTCGTTTTCAACAAGCAACGCCGCCGCGTCTTTTTCCTGCGGGTGTGACCGTGATTGACTTCTCAGTCTTTGTCACAGAACCTCGACCCCTTAATGGCTTGTCAACCATCGACTCCATCATTTTTTGTTCACGTTCAGTAACGGAGCCATTTCCCTTGCCAGAAAGACGATTAAGCGCCTCTGCTCTTTCCTTGTCGGAAACAGAACCTTGACCGCGAAACGCATCACGCGCTTTGCCGTAAAGTTCTTTGACCATGCTCAAGGGATTCAAAGCCTCTTCCAACTCACGACTTGCTTTGTCGCTGACCGCCTTGGGGTCTTCAAGCATATACTTTTCTTGGTCGGAAGAAGAACCACCACCATTCATTTTTGCCATGCCGCCACGTTTAAAAGTGCCAGACAAACGGTCAATACTTACAGGTGCGCTTGGCTTTTTGTTGCCTTGCGGCATCGCGACGGGACGGCCTGAGTTAACAGTTCCCCCCGTCGCGTAGGCTTTTTTTGAGGATTTACCCCCATGTTTAAAGCCACCAGCATTTCCCATTGTGACGCCGCCCGTTTTGAAACCACCAGCGTTGCCCATTGCAACACCACCAGTTTTAAAGCCGCCAGCGTTACCTAGAGCGACACCGCCAGTCTTCAGACCCTTGTGGCCCTTGCTGGCAGGCTTGGACTCGTGAGACTTTAGTTCTTTCTCAAGACCCTTCATCTTTGACATCT